AGTTTTATTAGCCAATGCGGTAGATTATCTGTCGCTTCCTTGTAGTCCACTGATATATAAGAGTGTCCTTCAGGAAGATCAAACAAATCTAGAGTAGTTATGGGGTGCCCAATGACAGAAAACCATCTGTGCTTCTTGAGCTGTCTCCACCATGACCTTTGATAGAATTTTAAATAAGTTTGAAGGCGGCAACTCTCAAGAGTTATAACGCGGCACTTCAAAGCTTCCTCGAGGGCAACAGGTTTCGCTAGGCACCAGAGACTAGAATCCACAATATAGTCAGGGTCGATTTTATCAAAATCTATATGACCCGGAACTAAGACATCTAGTGTATCCGGCACCCACACAATAACTTCAAAAAGGTACGAATCAATGGTAGGTCCATGTAGAACCACAGGGATCATCTCACCCCCCCACAGTATCCTCGCTAGAGCGAAGGCTCCAAATTTGGAGCCCTTTGCTTCAAGGCAAGAATTGCGTGAAGGGGCGAAAAACCTCTTATCCTCCTCGTACCCAATAAAAACATCATACACAATATCCTTAATCCTTTCTTTTACTTTTTCCTTACTGAAGAGTTTATTACCGCAGAAATCCGTACACTCTGGGCGTTCTTGCAATGCAAGAACATCAACTCCCACATCTTCCACACAAGTGAGGCAGATAGGGCGTTTCCAGGGGGCAACGGTGACTTTAGTCAGCGTCTCTTCATGTAGTTCCATAGTAGCATCGATAAATCCTTGAGAGACCTTTGGGCAGCCGACTTTAAAGTCTTTAAATTGCTGTACCCTCTCCCACAGTTTACCACTGCTCTTACGATGTAAAAGTTTTGTTTTAAGGAACCTTTGCATATAACGGTATTGTTTCCCGTTGCAAGCAAGCACACCACGCTTCCAAAGCGAAGGTAAAGAAACATCAGGAAGGACCCCTACTGCACACTTATTATTTAGTTTATTGTATGCATATAGGGTCTGAAACTTTGCAGTTTTTTCGGCCATATTCGATTTCACAAGGGCTAGCCAGTCCATTATAGACTTGGCATACTCAAGTGAAATTTTACTGCTCTTCCCCCAGTTCTCTTTCGAGAAATCGTAACCGATCTGGGAGTAAAGCAAACGAATACGTTCGACGTATTGCAAAGCACGGAATGTATCCTGACGTTCCATGTACTTCTTCAGTTTACGAGCTTTTTGGGCATCATTAGCGCCGAAATAGCTAGTAACTGGGCTGGACTCATAGAAGAATATATTTTCTTTTCCATAAGTCCGCGAGGTGGGGTCGCGTAATCGCAATAGTGCCCTCAACACTATCACAAAGGTGTTAACCTCGTCCTTATATAAGGACCGAAGTACTGTACTACCAGCAGTAACCAACAGGGAGTGGATTTTGTCTATCATAAAGATGAAT